CTGATAGATGAGGAAAAGATGATCACCAATCTCAAACGCCTCCTGTTCGAGGCTGATTATGCCTTGACGGAAGAATGCAACAACGATGAACGGGCGAATGAAAGCCGGCGGTTGCTGAATGAGATTGAAGAGACATTGACGGAGGAAAAGACAAAATAATGAGCATAAAATTAAGAGCATGGGACGATGGAACCGACACGATGATTTACTCGGACAAGTACGATGATCTTTATGACTTTTTTTACGATGTGAAGCGGGCCGAATATCGCAGGGATAAAGCCCAGATCATGCTGGCGTCGAATCAATTTGACTGCGAGGGCGTCCAGATTTTCGAGGGCGATATAATCAAGTTTTGGCATAGCGACAAGGAAAAGACCGGCATCGTCGAATGCCGCCCGGAGCATTTTTGCTATTGGCAGGTTCGCATCCTGGGCGACCATTTCGGCCTCGGATGGGTGTTGAATTGCTGCCCAGGCGTTCGGGTGACCGGCAACCGCTACGCAGATCGGGAATGGCTGGAAGATATGGGCCTTGGGGGGTTGCTGGATGAGGCGGAGCCGGAGATGGAGCGGATCGAAAGAGAGCATAAGGCTGAAATTCGGGATATTGAGTATAAGGTCATATCCGAGGAAGCTGAAAAGTTCCGGGCATTCTCGACCGAAAAGTGGGCGCGGGAATACTCGAAAAATCGCATTGACCCGAATGTCAAAAACGCCTTGATTAACGCCCAGTCCACGATTAACGCCCAGGCCACGCCAGATCCGGAAAAAGAGGAAATCTTTGCTGGCGAGCCGGCGGTAATAAGACGCCACATCGACGGGGGCACCTCCACGCTCAAAACATACTACCAGGCCGATGACTGTGAACCGCCGAGCATCAAGGCCGCCACCTTGAACCAGAACACCCTTGCCGTTGACTCGGAGCAGGCCGATGAATTGATGAAGATATTTGGTTTTAAACGGGGTGATTTTAAAAAAGCTCCCACCCAGAAACCCATCTGCATCGGATCAGAATACCAGGACGGATTCGGCCACACGATCAAAGAGGCCGATATCCTGAGTTTCAAGCTCTGTGGCCGGCAGTTCACCGGAGAGGTCAAGCGCATTTGGTCGAACGACCGGTATTACTGGCAGGTGTGGACCTACGAAAGCCTAAAACTCAAGCTATCCCTGCGGCATATCTGCGAAGATGTGGCTTGCTCCGAGGTGCGAGTTATAGGACATATATCCACGGTCCGGCAAGGCGGGGTGGCGGTTCAGGATATTGGGATTCAGCTATGAATTATTACAACGAATTTGACCCGAAAGCCGCGGCGTGGATTAGGGAACTGATAAAGACCGGAATGATACCGGACGGAGAAGTTGATGAGCGAAGCATTACAGATGTTAGACCAAGCGACCTCAAAGGATATGTTCAACATCACTTTTTTTGCGGCATTGGCGGCTGGCCTTACGCATTACGGCTGGCTGGATGGCCGGACAGCAAAGAATGTTGGACAGGATCGGCTCCTTGCCAGCCATTCAGCGTTGCCGGAAAAGGCAAGGGACTCGAAGATGAGCGCCACTTATGGCCCGCTTTTCGCTGGCTCATCGCCCAGTGCCGACCTTCAATCTGCTTTGGGGAACAGGTTGCGAGCAAGGATGGGCGTGAATGGCTCGCCGGAGTACGTTCTGACCTGGAAACGATGGGATATGTTGTCGGGGCCGCCGATTTGTGCGCTGCGAGCGTCGGCGCACCGCATATCAGGCAGAGATTGTGGTGGGTGGGGTACACCAAAGACGGCAACTGGGAAATACCAGAACGGGAAAAACGGGAAAATTCTCAACTTAGAAGGCCAAGCGGATTTGGCGGGGTGGTCAACAACATCAAGCCGGGACTGGAAGGATACACCGGGGATGACGACGGAAGGGACGAACCCGGACGGATCGATTCGGAAACGGCTGGATCAGTTGCCGCGCCAAGCTGGAATGGCCCTGCCGCCTGGTGGCCTTGCCGGGATGGGAAATTACGAAGGATACCGGGCCGCGAGATTGAACCCGAAATTCAGCGCGTGGTTGATGGGATATCCCCCGGCTTGGACGGATGTGGGCTTGTCTGCGATGAGAAAATATTTCCCCTCACAACGGAAACGGAAGGACGGGCGCACCTGTTGAGAGGGTACGGCAATGCAATCGTGCCGCAAGTAGCGGCTGAGTTTATTGGGGCGGTTATTGAATCGATTGACGATTTGAAATAGGGGGCGGGGTAAATGGCGCGATCACGAATAGTCAGGCCTGAATTTTGGAGCGATGAGAAGATGGCGACGATCTCACGGGATGCCAGGTTGACATACATCGGCATGTGGAATTTGTCAGACGATTACGGGGTTGTAAAGGGCAATCCGATGTGGCTCAAGAACAATATTTACCCTTACGAAGAAATCGGTCAGGAGGTCTTTCGTGGATGGCTGAGTGAGTTGATGCGCCTGAAACGCATCGTGCCGTTTGAATTTAACTCCGAGGGGTTTTATCTCATTAGAAACTTCCTGAAGCACCAAACGATAAACCGCCCGTCTCAAACAAGAAACCCGACACCTCCCGACACACTCACGACCGACTCACTGAATGCTCATGACATACTCATCGACGAAACAGAGTATAAACAGAGTATAAACAGAGTTAAAACCGAAACAGAAACCGCAACTCGCCCCCGGCCTGAAAAAGATTCCTGCCCTATTTCCAAAATCATCGGCCTCTATCACGACACCCTGCCCGAGTTGGCAACGGTCATTAAAATCTCTCAGGAGCTATCCAAGAAAATCAAGACCAGGTGGAATGCCGACAAGGATCGTCAATCCCTGGACTGGTGGCGCTGGTATTTCGAAGGCGTCCGCAAGTGTGGTTTCCTGATGGGGCAAAAAAAAGATTGGGCGGCTACACTGCACTGGCTCACAGGCCGGGAAAACATGGAAAAGGTTTTATCCGGGTATTACCTGGATCGAAACAGAACAACAACAGCTATAGAGGAGTTTTTGCATGAATCAGTCTGACAAGATCCGCTTTACCGCAGCAATGAAGGCGCTGGCCGTCAACGCTAGTGTGGAAATCACGAAAGACACCCTCCGGCTTTACTTCGAGGCGCTCAAGGATTTTGATATCTCAGAGATAGAGACCGGAACCCATAAACTCCTGCTGGAATGGGAATACAACCGGATGCCGCCACTCTCCGCGCTGGTTAAAAAGATTCAGGGGTCTCAGCCCAAAATCGAAGACCGGGCGCTATGCGAGGCCAACAAGATTCTGGATCACCTACGGCTACATGGCGCCGGAGTCTGGCCGGAAATGTCCGATCCGATCACCCGGCAACTCATGACGACCAGGTGGCATTATCAAACATGGGCGGCCCAATGCGTTGAGTCTGAAAATCACTGGTGGGTCAAGGAGTTTTGCGAGGCCTACCGTTCAACGAATGCTGTCAACCCGACTTTGGAGATTCCGGACCGGGTTCGGCCGCTGCTGAAGATGATGGGAGGGGAAAGATGAAGATAAGTGGGAAATGCCTGAAAATAAGAAAAACAGGCGTGGATGGTGAATTTGAATTATCCGTTGTCGGGATCGTCGGTCACCAAACAGAAGGGCAGGCGTTTTTGATCATCGACAAGAAAGATTTGCAGACCGGGGATCAGTTGAGAATTGAGCTTGAGGTTTTGGAGGGGAAGGATGAGAATCAAAGGGAGAATCATGAAGTTTAGAGACATTAACGGCGGCGCTGAATTCCAAGCAGCACCCGTGGCGTTTAGGATGCTGGAAGATGAGGGCAACCTGATTTTTAAAGTCAGCAAGTGGGATTTGATACACGGCGATGATCTGAGGTTTGAACTCAAGATTCTGGGTGATGGCGATGCCGGATGATATAAAACTCATACCAGCGCCAAACAGAATATCATACACCAAACAAAGCCAAAGCTCCTTGGTGCCACGATCAGCCTTAAGTCAATACCTATGTATATCCCAAGATACAAAGTTTGATTTTGGGGCAATGGCGAAGCCGGGCCGAAAAATCTGGAAACGATTTTGATGAATTGGAGAGGTCTCTTGAAATGAAAATTATCCGGGTATTCCCACGCAAAACATCTGCAACGCCGGACGATGAGAATGTTAGAATCAACACACCGCCGGGCCTGTTCGATGAGGCAGATGCGGTTCACATATCCGTCGCATTCACCTGGGATATTCCAAGGGCTGAACGGCTTGCCCATCAATGGGAACGGGTTGCGCCTGTTACGATCGGCGGGCCCGCTATGAACGCGCCTGGTGGTGATTTTGTTCCGGGGCGATACGTCAAGCGCGGATATGTTATCACTTCGAGAGGATGCCCCAACAAGTGCTGGTTCTGCTCTGTGTGGCGGCGGGAAGGATCAGCCGTCAGGGAGTTGCCCATCACGGAAGGCCGAAATGTGTTGGACGATAATTTACTTGCTTGCTCTGACGGCCATATCAACCGGGTTTTCGATATGCTCAAAAGCCAGAAGCGTTTCGGGCAAATCGAATTTACAGGCGGTCTTGAAGCTGCGCGGCTCAAACAGTGGCATGTGGACAAACTCAGAGAGTTGAAACCCAAGCAGATGTTCTTTGCGTATGACACGCCGGACGATCTGGAACCGCTCAAGGCGGCCGGGATGATGCTCTTGAAAGCCGGGTTCACTACAACCAGCCACGCGCTCCGGGCCTATGTCCTGTGCGGGTATCAAGGCGATACGATGGACAAGGCAAGAGTCAGAATGCACGAAACAACCAGCGCCGGATTCATGCCGATGGCGATGCTCTACCGGGATCAACAGGGCAAGCGTGATCCTGAATGGATGCGATGGGCGAGAACGTGGGCGCGTCCGGCAATGATGGCGAATCGGAGAGGTGACGAATGACCGACTGGACAGCAATCGACAAGACAGAATTTAGAATCGTAGATGGGCTGGTATCGTCCGCGTCCGTATGGATTAATGGCGTCAGGTATAAAGTCGATGTAGATAGGGTACAGGCAATAACCAACGAAGCAAACGAAACCTTTGCGGGCCTGAGCGCGGCCATTGATGAACTAGGGATATGCACCGACAATTTCCTTCAAGAGCTTGCCAGCGCGGTAATTGCTCAACCTATCAACCGCCCCAGAAAACCCAAGCAAATAAAACACCCGCCCAGGTATCCCCGCCGATGCCGTCCGAGGCCCAGGGAAACGCCGGGGGTGAATCCGATACAGAGCAGGGAGTGTAAGTCATGAAAAAACTAAGCACAATCGAGAAGAGAATCCAAACGGTCAGCACATTCAGGGCCTCAACTCCGGTTGCAGCCAAGCGCATCACGGGGACGAAGCTACAAAAGATCAGGCGACGGATACTCGTGCGGGATGGATACGCCTGCCGGGTGTGTGGTCGTGTGTCCGTTGATCTGGAAGTGGATCATATTGTGCCCCTGCATCTCGGTGGTGCTGAGAGTGACGCGAACAGGCAAGCGTTATGTGGTGAGTGCCATCT